AGCACCTATTACCAGAGAACAATCTAAGGAGAAAAATGCCAACGACAGTTATTACCGGTCGAGATATTACCTTCACTATTGGCGGTAATAATTTCGATGCACAAGCAACAACAGCAACACTTACTGGTGAGATGGATCGCCAGACATATCAGACACTAGACGGAAAAGTCTTTAAGGTAACTGATAACAATTTCACATTCGATGTTGAAATGCTAGCCGATTGGGGCGCAACTGGATCTCTATGCGAGATTCTATGGGGCGTTGCCGAGTCAGCACCAGACACAGCAATCAGCACAGTTTTCACAGCTACATCAGGCGCAGTCTTTACTTTCCAAGTATTGCCAATGTGGCCTTCAGCTGGCGGAACTGCACCAGATGCACAGACTGTATCTCTATCATTCCAAGTAATTGGTGTGCCAGCAGAAACCTTTTAATCAATAAACAAACGGGAGCAAACAAATGAAGTTACCAATTACAATTGAATATAACTCAGGTGAGCAAGCCACTTATGTAGCCCAACCGCCTGAGTGGGCAAAGTGGGAAAAGACAACTGGCAACACCATAAGTCAAGCAAAAGAAAAACTTGGTATGTGGGATTTAATGTTTTTAGCATACAACGCTCATAAGCGTGAAGCTGCTGGAAAGCCAGTAAAAGGTTTTGATATTTGGATGGAAACAGTCAGCGATGTAATTGTCGGTGATGCAATCCCAAAAGCCACACAGCAGGAAGCCTAAACAGACTATTGGTTGAGTTGGCAATTGCCACCAAAATACCAATGAGTGAATGGGTTGATGCGGATGACATATTAACAGCGATCGAAGTATTGGAGGCAAAATATGGCGAGTGAAACTATTGCTTATAATAAAAAAGATCTACGCGATATTTATAAAGCTTTCAAACTTATGGACGACCAAGCTACTGATGAAGCACGCCGTCAATCTGCTGCTTTGGCGTATTTTGCATCTCAAGAAATTAAACAAGCAGCTGGACAAAGAACAAAGAGTGGCAAGGTTGCGCAGAGAGTCGCAGATGGCGTTAGCATCTCTAAATCAAGTAAGATTGGCGAATTCAGTTACGGCTTTGCAAGACAGAAGTTTTCAGGTGGTGCTACTACGCAAACCCTATGGGGTGGTGTTGAGTTTGGTTCAAATAAATTCAAACAGTTCCCTGCATATTCTGGACGGCAAGGTCGTGGATCTCGCGGATGGTTCATATATCCAACCCTTCGCAGAATTCAGCCTGAATTGATTAATAAATGGGAAGAAAGTTTTACTCGCATTATTAAGGAATGGGTCTAATGGCTACCGGTAATCGCACATTAAAGTTATCAATTCTCGCTGATGTTGATGACTTAAAAAAGAAGTTAGGCGAAGCTGATAAAGCTGTTGAAAAAAATTCAAGCAAGATTGCAGATTTTGGGAAAAAAGCTGCTGCTGCTTTTGCAATTGCTGCTGCTGCTGCCGTTGCCTATGCTAGTAAATTAGCCGTTGATGGGGTCAAGGCTGCAATAGAGGATGAGCAAGCACAGTTAAGGTTAGCCAATGCCCTAAGACAGGCTACAGGGGCTACTGATGCCCAAATAGCGGCAACTGAGGACATGATTCTACAAACTAGTCTTGCAACAGGTGTTGCCGATGATCAATTAAGGCCAGCATTGCAAAGATTGGCAGTATCTACAAAATCAACTCAGGAAGCACAAAAGTTATTAACCCTCGCTTTAGATATTAGTGCAGCATCAGGTAAAGATTTAGAAACTGTTGCAAATGCTTTAGGTAGAGCTCAAGATGGAAATGTTACTTCACTTGGTAGATTAGGACTTGGATTAAGTAAGGCTGAATTATCAACATTATCTTTTACTCAAGTTCAACAAAAATTATCTAATCTTTATGGTGGCGCAGCAGCTACAAATGCTGAAACTTTTCAAGGTAAGATTGATCGCTTAAAAGTAGGATTTGATGAGGCTAAGGAAAGTTTAGGTTTTGCTTTATTGCCAGCAGTTGAGCAATTTATATCTTTCTTAAATGATCAAGGTATCCCAAGCCTTAATGCTTTTATTGCAGGGCTAACTGGCGATGAAGGATTAAGTGCTGGACTTGCTCAAACTCAAAGAGGTGCTGAAAGTTTTGGTAAAGCAATTTCAACAGTTGCTGGAATTATTTCAGGATTTATAACATTCTTAAGAGAAGCAATTGGCTTAGTGGTATCACTTGCAAATTCATTTGCATCAGTTCTTAATATAGTGCCAGGCGTAAACATTCCATCAATTCCAAACCCTGCTCCATCAGCTAGTAAATCATCAGTTTCGTCAATTCCAAAACTCCCATCAGTTCCAAAAACAAGTGGAAAAACATATACGACAGGTCAAGGCGTTACCAATATAACTGTCAAGGCAATTGATAGCGAAAGTGCAGCAAGAGCTGTTACTAGGGCAATTAATGAAAGTGCTGCTAGATCTAATCCATACCTTTCACGCGCAGCTGTTAAGAAGTAGCCATGAGTGCATGGACACCAGATTGGAAATTGATTGTCGGTGGGGTTGACTATACTGACATAGCAATAAGCGATATTCAGCATGAGGCTGGTCGCGATGACATTTATTCACAGCCAAACCCATCTTATATTCAGATTAATTTAATTGCATTAAATAATCAAACATTACCTTTTGACATTAATGACAGTTTAGATTTACAGGTAAAAAATAGTTCAGCAACTTATGTAAGTTTATTTGGTGGCGATATTACAGATGTAACCGTTGAGGTTGGTCAAACAGGTGCAACTGCGACAGTTATTCAATATGGGATTACTGCGATGGGTTCACTTGCCAGAATAGCCAGAGAAATTTGGAATGATAACATTTCTCAGGATGAGGATGGAAACCAAGTCTATGAAATTTTATCTAGCGTATTGCTTGGATCTTGGAATGATGTTCCAGCAGCTACAACTTGGGCAACTTATAATGCAACAGAAACTTGGGCAAATGCAGTAAACATAGGACTTGGAGAAATAGATCAACCTGGTCTTTACACAATGAGTTCACAATCAAATGTAACCGACACGATTTACAATGTGGTTGCAGATATTGCCAATTCTGCTTTTGGTTATATTTATGAGGATAATGCAGGAAACATAGGTTATGCAGATGCAGATCATAGACAAAGTTATTTACTTGCTAATGGTTATATTGATCTAGATGCTAATCATGCTTTAGGTAGTGGCCTATCTACAGTTATGCGCTCAGGTGATGTTAGAAATGACATTTATCTTAATTATGGCAATAACTATAACTCACAGGTTACAGCTACAGATGCGCCTTCTATTGCCCTATATGGATACAAAGCAGAAACAATAAACTCGAGAGTTCATGGTGCTACCGATGCTCAGGAAATCGCTGATCGGTATATTGCTCAAAGAGCTTATCCGCTACCTAAGTTTCAATCGATTACTTTTCCAATAACTAACCCTGAAATTGACAATAGTGATCGTGATGCTTTATTGGGTGTATTTATGGGAATGCCAGTATTTCTTGACAACCTGCCAACTCAGATCTCAAGTGGTGCATTTGAGGGTTATGTTGAGGGCTGGTCATGGTCAACTCGGTTCAATGAACTGTTTTTGACAATTAATGTTTCACCAACCGCGTTTAGCCAAGTGGCTATGCGTTGGAATACTGTGCCAATCACAGAGGCTTGGAACACGATAGACAACACTTTAACATGGGAATACGCTACAATCGTAGCCTGAGGATAGGATAATATGGCAACTACCACGAACTACAGCTGGACAACTCCAGATGACACCGACCTAGTTAAGGACGGCGCAGCAGCAATCCGAACGCTTGGAACTGCTATTGATACAACAGTATTTACAAATGCTGGCGCAGCTGTTGCTAAATCAACTGTTGATGCAAAAGGTGATTTAATTGTTGGAACTGCTGACAACACAATTGCAAGATTACAAGTTGGTGCAAACGGCACAACATTAATAGCAGATAGTGGAGAAGCAACTGGGTTAAAGTGGGCAGCCGCTGCTCCTTCCTCAATTAACAAAAACTATTTAATAAATGGTGGCTTTGCTGTTGCTCAGCGTGGCACATCTTTTACTTCAACTGGCGGTGCTAATAATGATGATGCTTATACATTAGATCGTTGGTATATTCTTAGCGATACAAATGATGTCATTGATGTTACCCAAGACACAACAACAGTGCCTACAAATGGTGAGTTTGCTATTGCCCTTGATGTAGAAACTGTAAATAAAAAATTTGGTATAGCAACTATTATAGAAAACAAAGATGTGATTGGCTTGGTTGGCAATACAGTTACCTTTAGTTTTAAGGGTAAAGTATCTGCTACCACTAAATTAGATAATGTCAAAGCAGCTATTGTGGCTTGGTCTGGAACAGCCGATACAGTAACTAGCGACATCATAAGCGCTTGGAATGTAGAAGGCACTAACCCTACTTTAATTGCTAATGCTACTTATGAGAACACACCAGCAAATCTAAATTTAACTACATCTTATGCCACTTATTCAATAACTGCTGCGGTGGATACTGCAAGCACTCAAAATCTTATTTTGTTTATTTGGTCAGATGTAACAGATACTACCGCTGGTGATTTTCTTTATATTGCTGAATCAAAATTAGAGTTAGGTTCAACAGCCACAGCATTTCAATACGCAGGCGGCACATTTCAAGGTGAGTTAGCCGCTTGTCAGAGGTATTACTGGCGAAATACAACTGGAAGCACCTTTGGTCTTTTGGCTGGGGGAATTGGTCATTCAACTAATGAAGCGCGTTTAATGGTTTACCACCCAGTTCCAATGCGCATTGAACCAACATTAGTAGAATACGCCAACTTACGCTTAACTGATTTGATTGGAATAAACTCAGCAGTAACGTCGGTCACTTTAGATTCAAACGATTCAGGTCCAATGATTTCAAGAATTGCCGCTACAGTTACTACTGGTCTTACTCAATTTAGACCAACTTTTATTACTGCTGACAATTCAATAACTGGTTATCTAGCCCTTAGTGCGGAGTTATAAAAATGGAAAATGTATCTTTTGTTAAAATAATCGAGTCAGATGGCACAGAAGTAGAACACGCCATAATTGATAGAGGCAACGGAGAATTTACTTCGATGCTTAAATCTGTTTATGATGCCCAATTTCCATCAAAGCCTAAAAAGACCATTAGCCAAAGTGAATAAAAAGGCTTGGCTATCCAAAGCAGCTAATACTTTACGCGACCAAATAAATGAAACATGGTTGGATCGCGATAAGCGCAGCGATGGGTGGATTTCTGATAGTAAACATGCACTTCGAAAATCGGATCATAACCCACGACCTGACGGAGAAGTTTGCGCGATCGATATTGACGCTAGCTTATCTGACGAACAAGGGATTAGTCATGCTCTGGCAGATCAACTTCGACTCACAGCAAAAAAAGATAAGCGTATATCTTACATAATCCACGCTGGTAAAATATGTTCAGCAAAATCGCTATGGCGTTGGGTTAAATATCGGGGCATAAATCCACACCATAAGCACATCCATGTAAGTTTCAAACCAAAACAAAATGGCGACAAGTTCGACATTCCACTACTGAAAGGCAATTAATGAAACTATCAACAAAACACAAAGCAGCAATTAAGTCATATTTAAGAGCTGTCGCAGCTAGTGGAATAACAGTTGCTTTAGCAATAGTAGCTGACATCCATCCAGCCTACGCAACTTTACTTGGTGCTTTAGTTGCGCCTATTGTAAAAGCAGTTGATCCAAAATCAGGGAGCGAAGCGGATTATGGTCTTAGCGAAAAATGACACCGAACGAATTAGTCGCATTTGGCGTTGGCGTTTGCAGTATCGCGGGCGCTTTATTGCTGGCTCTACGATGGGTTATTAAAAGTTTTTTAAGTGAACTTAAACCCAATTCTGGTAGTTCAATGAAAGATCAAATTACTAGACTTGAACAGCGTGTTGATGATCTGTTCACCTTAATTAGTAAGCGATAATTTTGTTATGGCGAACACACGGAAACACACTAAACGAAAAAAAGTAAACCGGAGAGTAGTTCGCCACACTCCTGAACCTTTAAGTAAATTAGAGGTTTTCTATATTGCAAAGCATGAAATGTTTAGAGCTGCACGCAAGGCTGGATTTAGTGAGTCATGTGCGCTTTATTTAATGGATAACCCTGAGTCTATGCCTGACTGGATCGTAGGCGATAAAGGAATAATCCCAACTATTCCAACTCCCGATGAGGATGACGATTAATTAAAGCCAACCGCAGATACCTAGTCACGCCTGACCTCCAAATTCCTCTGCACCATCCAAAAGCCGTGTCTAACCTAATTAAAATGGCACGCCATGAAAAGTTTGATTATGTATTAAATGTCGGAGATGAAATGGATCTTGGCAGCCAGTCGCGTTGGGCAAAAAATACCAAGTTAGAGTTTGCTGAAACACTTGATGAAGAAAGAAAACTAGGCCAAGAGATTCTTTACGATCTAGGCACTACAGATATTGTTAGATCAAATCACACAGATAGAATTTATCAAACCTTACTTAAAGGTGCGCCATCACTTATTGGATTGCCAGAATTAGAATATGCCAAGTTTATGGATTTTGCTGGCTTAGGCATTAGATTCCATAAAAGAGCTTATGAATTTGAAAAGGGCTGGCATTTGGCTCATGGGGATGAAGGAAACATGTCCAAGCATGCCGGCATAACTGGCCTTAATTTGGCCAAGAAATGGCATTCTAGCGTAGTTTGTGGGCACTCGCATAGGCAGGGTGCAGTCCGACACCAAACTGGCTTAAACGGCCGTTATTCAACGATTTGGGGCATAGAAGCCGGTCATCTAATGGACATGCGCAAGGCTAGTTACCTAAAATATAACTCAGCCGATTGGAACATGGGCTTTACAGTTTTAAGTTTTGGCAAAAAAGGCCATCAAGTAGAGCTGATACCTGTTAATCATGATGGATCATTTACCTACAATCGAAGGACTTATGGGGCTTGAAACAGACTATAGGGTTCGCACGATTGATGACCATATCGATGACTTTGAGGATATTGGCGTTATCTAATCGTTATAAAACACGCGCTAAAAGACTATTGCGCTGTCGGTAATTTGAGTCATACTAAACCTAACTGAACAAGGTGTTCAGGATTAGGGAGCAAAATGGAAATTGTTGGAATGTGGTTATTAATTGCCGGAAGTATGGCAGTTACATGGTGGCTGATAAAGCACACAAATAATGAACACTACGAAAATGGGTATTGGTCTGGCCGTCAGGATGGGTGGCGTGCTAGTTTAGAACACCAAGAGCGTGTAAGAAAAATGAAGTTAGATCAGGTTTTTGATTATGAAAAAAACTGAGGATTTATTAAATGATGCAATCCAAACAATTCAGTCAAGAGGACTTGTCTATGGCCACCCCATGTATAACATGGAGCGAATCAGTAAGCTGGTCAGTTCGTATCTTGAATATCCCATCATGCCACATGATGTTTGTATCATTAACATATTGCAAAAAATCAGTCGTCTACAAGAAACGCCTGGACATTATGACAGCCTTGTGGACATCGCAGCATACACGGCAATTTACAAGACTGTATTCGATGCAGAAACCGACAGCGATTTCAAAAAGGGAGATGATTTGTAATGGCTTTTAACTTAAATGATTATGAAGATGTTGCTACTTTGAACAAATGGTTTATTAGCAACTTCCCAAAAGGCAGATCAGACATATCAGTAATTAGCCATGATGCTAAAGATGGTTACATTTTAGTTCAAGCTACATTATGGCGTGACTCAATAGATGATAAGCCAGCAGTTTCCAACATAGCCTTTGGATCTAGGGAAACATATATTCCTAACATGAAAAAGTTTTATGTTGAGGATACAGCTACATCTGCATTGGGTAGAGCCATAATTCTACTTAAAGGATCTGATAAGACTGCAACTAAAGATGACATGAAAAAGGTTGATGTGCAGCCAAATGAATACGAAAAGAAATTACAAGAAAGGCGTTATGGTGCACCCGGCACAAAATCCGCAGCTGTTGAGGATGCTTTAAGAGCTTCATTCGCAGTTGAGAATAAACAAGATGATCCACAGGCTTGGTCGGTTGCCGAAGCTGTTGATGCGATAGGTAGTTCAACACCTAAAGAGCCACCTGCTTGCGAGCATGGTCATATTCTTAAACAAGGTATATCTAAAACAGGTAAGCCTTATTATGGTTATGTCTGCAAGGGCAAAGTTACCGAACATGCTAAATGGGCAAAGATGACTGCTAATGGACATTGGTTCTTTGAAGGGATGGAGTAATGGGATACATAGCATTCATTAATGGTAAAGGCATTCAAGTAGTTATGGATGATAATGGTGTGCATTTAGAGGAATCAGTTATCAAATGCGAGGTTTGCGATGATGATAGAGTCTTTAAGGATGGCACATGTTTCAAATGCCACGAATTGATTAACTATGACAAACCCAACTAAGTTCAAATGTAATGGTTGCAAACGCGACACGGAATTCTTATGGCTTGATGCCATCGATATGCCAGATGGTTTCAAATTGTACCAATGCATGGACTGCGGAGCCGTGGGAACGAAGAACATCGCTGAAGCTACTGAATTGCCTGACTCAGACATAAGTCGATGCGATAAATGTGGATCTTGGCAGTTTAAGGAAATGCCATGTCATACATGTAATTTGATTGGAGCGAAGTAATGCCTACTTATGAATACAGCTGCAAAGAATGCGGCACATTTGGATCTATCCATAGAACTTACAAAGAGGATGATAGTGGTATGAATTGTCCTAGATGTAAAACTGCTATGGCAAGAGTTTATTCAGCTCCTGGTATCTCATTTAAGGGTGATGGATGGGCTGGTAAAACTAAATGACGGAAATAGTCTATGGCAAGGATGAATGTTTTACTCCAAAATGGGTATTCGATAAACTGGGCTTAGAATTTGATTTAGATGTTGCTTCAAGTAATCATCCATTAGTTGTAGTGCCGGCAAAACAAAGATACACAATTGAGGATAATGCTTTATTAAAACCTTGGTTTGGTCGCGTTTGGATGAATCCACCATTTAGTAAGGTAACTCCTTGGATAGATAAATGGCTAGATCATGGAAACGGGTTATGTCTAGTTACTCTTAGCTCTAATGGTAAATGGGTGAACAAATTATGGGATAGTGAAGCTGCTTGCCATTACCTACCGCCAAATATGGCATTTGTAGGGGCTAGTGGATAGTAGTCAAAATGCGCTGGAGAACAGCAATTTGGGCTTTAGGCGATGACAACATAAAAGCCTTATCAAACTTAGGAAAGGTTAAACAATGACCGAAACAGGATACGATCAAACATGGAATGAAACAAATGATTTACGGGTTACGACATGCCGTCTGACCTGCGATTATGTTAGGTAGGTATTGACACATATGATACGCTCTAGGCAAGTATTTGCCCTAAAGGCAAAAACGCGAGCCCGTAAGGCTCAGCTCGCGAGGTGCTGGCTAGTCGGGGGAGCTTTGTTTGTTTTACAAACCTTTGCTTTAGATACAGCTGAATCTCAAACCATTAAGGTTAATACATTAAAACAAATTACATTTCATAAGATGGATTATAACTTTGAACAGTTCTATTGTTTAGATGAGATCGTATGGAAAGAATCGCGTTGGAATCCTAAAGCTAAGAATCCTAAGTCAAGTGCTTATGGATTGTTTCAGATACTTAAATCTAAAGAGAAAGATCCTATTAAACAGATTGATAACGGATTAAAATATATAAATGCAAGATACAATGGATGTGCTTGCACTGCGCTCGCACACCATAAGGCTAAAGGCTGGTATTAGTGAGTAGATCAGCATTAAGGGATAGTGGTAGCACTAGACAATGGCGTAATATAAGAGAGCGAATACTTAGACGCGATCAATTCATATGCCAGTATTGTGGACAGGAAGCAAATACAGTAGATCATGTGATACCTCGTAGGCTTGGAGGATTAGATAGTGATGATAATTTAGTTGCAAGTTGTCGTAAATGTAATTTATCTAAGGGTGGGCGGTTTTTTGTGAGCAAGAGAACAC